TACGACCGACCGCTTAGAAGGCGGTTGCTCTAATCCACTGAGCTACTGAACCAATAAAAGAATTATAGACTGATCAGTCTAGTTTGTCAAGGTAAAGGAGATCGATTTCATCCTCTTCTAACCACTCCTTAAACTCTAGGGATAGTGCTGCTGCATCTTCCCACTCTATATCTGTGGTTAGGATACGTTCGTTTGCCCAATCAATGATATCCGAAACACAATCGATGATTTGTTCGTTCATACTGTCCTTTCAACTCAATCATCATAACACTCCTCATCTTCGTCGTCAAGCACATATGACAATCTCATCATGATGCGTGGGTTTTCCCTTGTGTAATATTTATCAATGACTGGTGAATGGTAAAGTTTAGAGTCATAAAAGATTGCTTCATTAAATCCATAAGTCATTTCAAATGCTTTATACAATGTTGGGCAACATGCCTTCTCATCATAATTATCATAATTTATACCACTAACATATTCATTATATTCATCAGCAAATTCTTCAGTGTCTTCCATAAGTCTTCCCTTAAATCTCCAAAATGCAGTAGATACATCTCTATGATTTAAATTAATCAATCCAATAATAGCTGATTGAGATCTATCATTATTAGGATCAGTATGAGGGAGAACACAATTATTACTGATTAGATTATCCGTATCAGTTTCCATACATGTATTGTTGTGATAGAAATAATAAAACTCGGATTCATTTTTGTAACTATCATGTTCTGATAGGTCAAGTATTTCATCAGCAATAATCTCAGCAGTCCAGTATGGGATTTTCAAAGACATAATTCCTGGTTTAGAATTCTGACATGATTCCCATTTGGTCAACAAAGATTGAAACTTGAGCATCCTATATGGATCCTCAAAGACATTCTTGACATACGTTATCTCACCAGCACGTTTAGTCCGTTGATAATCCTTACTTATCTGAGCACAATATCGAAAGTAAGTATCAATCGTCTCCATAATAATCCTTTCTAAAATAACGACTTAATATATTGCTATTGTAATATGCAGGTTCTCCATTCAGAGATTCTGTAAGAACATTATTGAGAAACAGTTGACGTGTCTCTTCAAAGTTTGTTCTTCCTTTTGTTTTATGCAGTGATAATATTTCTCTTTTAAATTTATCTTTACCAATCTTCTCTATGTCTTCTTTCAGTTCTGGACAAGATCCGTAATACCGCTTCCAATCACTCTCCTGTTTGACTTTTCGTTTCTTTCCCTTTGGAGTTCGGAACGACCAAAAATACTTTCTCCCAATGTACTGTCGTTGGTTTGTGAGATTGGTAATGAGATAAACAAAGCCAAAGTAGTCCCGAACATCACTGCTATCAAAAGTTCGTTCCATGTAAGTCCAAGGATTTTCATAATCCACCATTCATATATTCCATTGTCTGGAATATTTAGACAAAAGAAAAGACCCTTGCGGGTCTTTGAGAGTTGTTGGCAGAGATTCTATGTTTTGAATTTTTACTTCATAAGAATACTCCTGCAAACTTTTTTACATTCGTGTTGTCCTAATGCATCGCACTCAATCAGGCATTCGTAGTAGTCATTTATTTTTTGATTTTCAACCTCAAGTTGATCGACAGTATCTTCAAAATGACGCCATTCGTCTAATTGCGATTTCGAGAGTAGATTATGCATGATGTTTTTTCTCCAATACACATTGTTTAAATGTAAAACATAATAAAGAAATAAAATTCAGGACATCGTATAATTCCTAATTCTATATTATATAGCATAGTTTGTTTTAATTCACTAACATTTGTGTGTTTTTTACATGAGTTAATTTAAATAAACATAAAGACATAAAAAAAAGAGGACCTTAGTCCTCCTTATACTTCATCTTCAGAAAGTTATATCTAATAACTTCGTGGGGCAACCAAGGTTGAGGTCCAAATCGAAGTATCCTAAGATCAAATTCAGTTAACTCAACTCTCGGATCTGCCATCAATTGAATTGCCCACTGTTCCGTCATAGTTTAAATCCTGAGAACGTATCTGCCTTGACATCTTGCTTGATGCCACCTACCACATAAGACTCAACTTCTGTCTCTTGTGGTGCCACCTGAAGACCCTTAGAAGAGATCCAGTGTTCAGTCCAAGGCAGTGGATTTGCCTTAGCAGAAATATCATATACTGGTTTGAGACCAATTGACTTCATACGACGATTAGCAATCCACTCAACATATTGCTGAAGAAGTTTATCATTCAGACCGATCATAGACCCATCCTTGAACAAATACTCTGCCCACTTCTTCTCTTCATTCACTGCACGATCAAACATGGCATATGTCCACTCCTCCTCTTCCTTCATGATCTGCTTCATCTCAGGATCATCACCAGACTTCCACTTGTTCAGAATATTCTGAGTGATGCCTAGGTGTTGATTTTCGTCTCTTGCAATGAGTGAAATAATTTTTGCTGATCCTTCCATGAGCTTGAGTTCACCAAAGGCGAAAGAACAAGCAAAACTAACGTAGAACCTAATACCCTCAAGAACATTAACGTTTGCAACTGCTCTGTAGAGTTTTCTTTTGACATCTTTAATTTCCCATTTGGATGAAGGTGAATCTCTAAAGTCCTCTTGCCACATGTTGCCATTGCCCCAAGTCTGAGCACTATTGATGAAGTCATCATAGGCACCTGTGACACTCGCAGCACGTTCTAGAATGCGTTCATCAGTGACGATCTTATCAAACACCTCGGAAGGGTCTGAATAGACGTTCTTAATGATGTAAGTGTAGGAACGACTGTGGATCATTTCCATGAACCCCCAGACTTCCATACATGCCTCTAGTTCAGGTAGGCTGCAGTAAGGAATAAAAGCCATCCCAGGACCACGCCCTTGAATGGAGTCAAGCATAATCTGATACTTGAGGTTAGAGGTATAGATATGCTTTTGTTCTGGACGAAGTGTTTGATAATCCCCACGGTCTTTCTGTAGTGAAACTTCTTCTGGTCTCCAGAAGTATCCAAGTTGTTGAGTTGTTAACTTATCAAAGATTGGATACTTATATGAATCGTATCTCTGGACTCCCAGAGGTTTACCGAAAAACATCGGTTGCTTTTTAGTATTAACTTGTTCGGTATTGAAGACTGTCATGCCTTCAATTTTAGTTTTAGGTTCCTCTACGGATGACATCTTAAACTGCACAGGATTCACACTCTCCCTCCTCTGATTGACTTAATTCTTCTAAGATTGCGTTTAGTTGTTCTTTTTTGTCCTCCTCGACCTCATCGGTCTTGTTATCGTATGTGTTTTGATAATAAGAAGTTTTCCAACCGTACTTGTATGTAGTTAGAAAATCATTTGCCATTACAGAAACTGGAACTTCATTGTCTGGATAGTTCTCAGGATTATAGGACCAATTACCAGATATGGCTTGATCAAAGAATTTCTGCATTACAGACACTACATTTATGTAACCTGCATTGTCAGGCATTTCCCACAATAATGTATAGTTATTTTTCAGTGTATTGTACTGTGGAACAATTTGCTTAAGAGGTCCTTTCTTTGATTTTTTAACGGACAGATATCCTCTAGGTGGTTCAATTCCATTGGTTGCGTTTGACACAACGGAACTACTCTCTGAAGGCATTTGTGCGGACAATGTTGAGTGCCGTAGACCGTGCTCAGTGATAGATGCCCTAAGAGATTCCCAATCATGCTGTAATGCAACAGAAGTAACTTCGTCTAGATCCTTCTTGTATGTATCGATTGGAAGAATTCCATCAGAGTATTTTGTTCGTGGGAAACCTTCACAAGCACCCTTCTCTTTTGCAAGTTCATTTGATGACTTGAGAAGGAAGTATTGGAAAGACTCAGACAATCCATGAATGGCATCCCATGCTTCTTGATCACCGTAACTAAAACCAAGTTTAGCAAGATAGTGTGCAAGACCAATAAAACCAATTCCAAGGGATCTACGTGCCTTTGTAGCAAGTTCTGCAGCAAGGATAGGATACTTCTGATAGTCAATGAGTTCTTCAAGACCACGAACAGAAAGATCGCATAGGTTCTCTAGTTCAGAGTCAGACTTGACCTTACCGACATTGATTGCAGAAAGAATGCAGAGAGCAATCTCACCTTGTCCATCAATGTGCTGTAGAGGATCTGTAGGCAGGGTGATTTCCTGACACAGATTACTCATATAAACCTTGTCTTTAAAGGAAGAATGAGTATTACAGTGGTCAATATTCATGATATACAAACGACCAGTCTCTGCACGTTCCTTCAAAAGATCTAGAATCAGATTTTGACCCCCAATCGTTTTTCTAGGAATAGACTGATCCTGTTCGTAAGCCACATATAGTTCGTCAAAAGAATCAGTTCCAAAAGCATCATAGAGACCTGGAACATCATGAGGACTGAAGAGAGAAATCTCCTCATCTTTAATGAACCTCTCGTAGAAGAGTTTAGATATTTGGATGCTGTAGTCGAGCTTTCGGACACGGTTATCTTCCGTCCCTTTATTGTTTTTGAGTACAATGATATCCTCTATTTCTTGGTGCCAGATTGGGAAGTGGACAGTCGCTGAGCCACCTCGTATTCCATTTTGTGTACAACACCTGACAGTCGATTCAAACTTTTTAAGGAATGGTACAACACCTGTGTGTTGAACTTCTCCGCCTCTGATCTTACTGTTGATGCCACGGATTCTGCCTGCGTTGATACCGATTCCTGCCCTTTGTGCAACATAACGGCCAATAGCCATATCACTGCTAAAGATGCTATCGAGGGTGTCATCAACATCAACAAGAACACAGCT